GGGTCTTGCGTCGGTGCGCTGGATTGTGCGCCAAGATAAAGATTGTTGAAGGCCGTTGTGTTTGTTGCGGCAGTCGTCACGTCTGCGGCTATGCCCGCAACTGTTGTTACATTCGCATGAATGCCCGCAACCGTGGTGACGTTGGCAGAAATTCCCGCAACCGTTGTCGTGTTCGCAGATATGCCAGCTACCGTCGTTACATTTGCTGAAATGCCGCCAACCGTATTTACGTTGGCAATGTTGTTTGCAACCGTGTCAATCTCAGACGTAGCTTCGTTAAGGTCGTCTGCCGCAGTTATAACTGCGTTAATGTTGTTGGCTACTGTCTGTAGCTTGTTATTGCTTATTTCAGTGGCAACAGTCGTAATGTTCGACATGTTGGTGACAAGAGCGTTGATGTTCGCATTGTTCGTCGCAACCGTAGTCACATTCGCGCTGTTGCCAGCTACAGTCGTTACATTGGCGGATATGCCAGCTACAGTCGTGACATTCGCCGATATTCCAGCCAATGTATTCACGTTGGATATGTCGGTCGCCAATGTATTTATGTTGGCAATTGCAGCCGCAACCGTGTTGATATTCGAAATGCCAGACGAAACCGTAACAACCGTGCCAGTCGTGGCCCAATGCTTTGCACTGTAATCTGTGCCGTCTACCGTGCCGCTGGTTTTTGTGGCCCACTCTTTTGCTGCGCCCTTAGAGGCCGTGTCCGTTACGCCCGTGCCACCAATGGCCCACGCTTTGGACGAATAGTCCGTGCTTGATACTTGGCCGTCTGTCTTGATAGCCCAGTCTTTTGCCTCTGATACGTCTACGAGCTTTTCTGTGTTGGCAGATGCAATGACCGCCGCTTCGTCTGCGAATGTTGTGCCAGAGGAGAGGCCGTGAACAATGTAAACGTCCTTGTTTGTGAGGGTCAGAAGGTCAAAGTTATTGTAAGTGGTGGACGCACTGAAAGTGCCAGTTACATTGAAAAATGTGGTGATGTCCGTCCAACCAGATGTGCTGTTGGAAAAGTTGCCAGCGCGAAACTGTATCTTGTCAGTGGATGTGTCAAAACGAAATTCAAAGTTGGCCGCGCGAAATACGCCGCTGCTGTCAAATAAATCATCAAGCAAATCTGGAAGAGTGCGCGTGCCTTTCTCCGAGTTCTCCATGTACGTGTCAAGAATATGCTCGCCAGTCGCAGCACTAATAAATCTTAACTGCTCACCTGTAGGACGTGTAATACCCATCAGTCATAATACCCCATGTCTTTCATTAGACGCACTAACTTTGCCTTAGTAAGCGTGTATTTGTCGTCCAATGCGGTTGTGTTCGTTAGACCTTCAAGTTCCGAGATGCGTTTGCGCATCTCTTCGATCTGAGATTTAAGGGCGTCAACTTCACTCGTGCGTTGCTCATCTCTGTCATCTAAATCAAGACGCTGTACGCGTTCCACCTCGTCAACATAGTCAACAACCTTCTGATCTATCGTTGAGGCTAGGGCCGTCTTCTTGCTGCTCATCGTCTCTTCGCCTCACTCATGGAAACAAGGTTGCCCTTCTGGACTTCGTCTTGGACATTGCCTTGAGGTTGTACGGATGCACCGCGCATCTTCTCCATCAACTGCATCTGCTGGCTGGGGCTTGGCCCTTCCTGCTGCAACTGATCCTTCGATACGCGGAAACGGTCTAAGTCTGTAATGCCCATCGCACGAATAGCCTCTTCCGCAATCTGACCAGCATTGTACTCCATGTTAAGGCCAGTCTGAGACATGATCTGGAGCATGTTCATCCACGTCTCAGCATTGCGCGTCGGTTCGAGGGGAAGGGTGCCGTCTATAACGAGATAGTCGATGTCACCCTGTAGATTTTTCTGCACGTCGTAGTCTAGGTAGCCATCCTCAACCATGCTTGCGAGTTGGTTGGGCATGTTCTGCTGGTCTATCTTTATGGAGCCTTGCATGGACAAGCTGTCTTGAATGTTGGCCGTCATCATTCTGACCATCGGGCGGATCGTTGTGGCAGACATAATACGAGCCAAGACGCCAAGGCGTTGGGAGCCAAGCTGAGTTAGACGCTGGATTTCTGTGGCCGTGCGTATGCCGTCTGAAGTGGGCATGCCCTGCTGGGCGTCAGAAGCTGCGCTGACGCGCTGCTTGAGTTCAGACATCGCGCCAATGTCGTTGAAGTGGCCTCTCGTTACGTCTGGGACTTGAGCAATGAAGACGCCGTCGCCCGGCTTGGAGCCGGGCAAGGTGCGGACTACACCCCATGGATTGCGGTCAATCAAGTCGGGTACACTGACTTGGGTCGGGTCAACGAAGATAAGGTTGTTTAAGGCTGCGCTGATGTTGTCAATGCGAGAACGCATAAGATAAGTGGCGATGTCGTGCATTGGCAAGATAAGATCGTAAAGCGATTGGCCGTAAGTCTTGTGCTGGTCTTGGTACAAGCCGCCAATGACCGTGGGAAACTGCTGGCCGTATGGGTTGAGTTGAAAACGTAAGACTACATTCTCATCGAGGATCGTGACCACGAGAAAAATTTGATCAATTGCGGGAATGCCAATCTCATGGCCAGAAAGGCGAACCCATGCCTCGTCTACCACGCGGCTGTCGCCAAGCGTGAAGTAAGCGTGATCCATGCGCTCGCGCTGATTAGGACTGGCGGGGTCAATGGAAAGACCCCGCCCTTCTTCCTGATGCCACTTATGTGCGTTCCAAGCATTCCTGGGAGGTGAAACCTTGTGACGCAGGGCAGGGAACTTCTTTAACTTGGGGTACATGCCAGAATAAAGCAGGCTGTTGAAACTAGAGTAGTCGGAAAAAACAATGTACTGCATGTTCTCCCAGTCGCCCCAATTTACGCGAGGGTCAGGAAAACAACGGCGTGGATCAAAGTTTACAATCTGGTTTTGATTTGACTTGGCATCCCAGACGACCTTCGTCGGAGCGAAGCCATAGCGTATGCTGTCCAATAATAACTGTGCAAGACGTGCCTCTCCAGCGGTGCGCCGCATCTGCTGGTGTAAAACACGCTCCAGTATAAGCGATGACTGGCGGGACTTTCTGTTAAGACCCTCAAGTTGGAACATGGGGTTACGGCCAGAAAGTGCGGCCATAAGATATGTGAGGACTGTATCCGCAATGGCGCGGGTGTCGGCAATGACTGCTTTTTCGCGGAAGTCTGTCGCGTCTGGCCGAACATAAACGTCGTGAGCGCGGTCAGCTTCCTTCCAATGGTCATAGCGTTTCCTAATCTTGTGATAAGACATGTCAACCATCGACTTGACGTAGTCGACTATGCGCCGCTCCTGCTCATCGTTTAGGAGATGCGAGATGTCTTCGTATGCAACAAGCTGGTCGGCGAACTCAGAGAGATCAACAACTACACCCTCGTTAGGGCCAGCAGTGTATTCCGCGCTGCGATAGGCGGAACCTGATGCCGTTGTACGTGCTTTGGGGCCATTTACGCTCATGGACTAAAAATACCTTCTCTTGGTGTGGTGGTCGTCCCTACAAACCCCAACCCGTCCACTTTGGAATGGCGTGGCCAACGCGGGTCTTTAAGGATTTCCCGAATGCAGAAATGTCGTGATTGTTAAGGGATTGACTCGCGTCTGCGTGAAGTGACCACGCTTCTGGACTGATGGATGTTCGCGACAAAATGTCGATGGCCATGGTGGCAGCGTCAACTTGGTCGTCGTGGTTGCCGCCGGGAAAGGTAACGCACTCATCAATGAACTGGTCTAGCCAGTCTGATTGATCAGGTACAAAAACGCGACCGCCCTCGATTATTGGAAGGATGGCGTTCACGCGTGCGACTTTGTCGTGGACGACCTTGTAAGGGATTACGGCCATGCCACTCTCGCGCTTGAGTTCTTGGATCAAGGATTGTCCACTGGCTTTGTCCTCAATGTACATGGCGCGTAAGCCACGACCGCGCCAGCGGTTGTTGAGGCGTATGAGGCGTTGCTTGAGTTCGGGAAAGTCGTACTTGCCGCGCATGATGTCGACGATGTAGATGTCTCCGTTCCTGTCCATGCCAGCAACGACAGCTACGCTGTAGTCTGCCGTTTCCGTTTTCTTAAAGGCAGTGTCGACCGCAATGATTAGAGTGGAGAAGTTTTCTGGACGTAAATCATGCGGATACTTCTGCCACCACTCGGTCTTGATTAAGTTGCCACCCTGTATGAATGGCTGCTGCTGGTAGAGCGATGCAAACTCGCGCGGGTTAAGACGCTCACGGCGTTTGAGATCGTCGAGCGGAAAACGTGAGGGCCAGAGAGGAGCCTCCTCTGTCTCGTAAATGGTGCGCTTGGCATTGGAAAGAGAGTTAATCTCTTTCGTCGGCACGTACTTCGGGTGGTCTGATGGTAAGTGATTGCGACGTATCTTGCCGCTGTTTACTTGCTTGATGGCAGGGAAATTAATGTGCTTCCAACGACCCTCTGCCCAATCCTCCGTCTGCTGTAAACGACCAGCAAGGTCGTCTGGATGCCAGCGGGTAAGGATGACAATCTGCTTGGGCTTGGTGCCGTCAGCTTCTGGTTGAAGGCGAGTGGCCAAGGCAGACGTGTAATAGTTCCACGTCTTGTTGCGCTGGGTCATGCTTTCCGCGTCCTCACGAGCCTTGATGGGGTCGTCGACAAGAAGAAGGTTGGCGGGTCGGCCTGATGTGGTGCCGCCAATGCCAACCGCGAAGTATGCACCGCCCTCCTCCGTGCGCCAGACGTCTGCGGCGCGGCTGTCTTGGGAGAGATGGAAGTCGGGGAAGGCTTGCGGGATAGACTTGTCCTCTACGACTGAGCGGATTTGTCTGCCGAAGTCTGTGGCCAATTGGCTGTTGTAGGAACAGGACATCGTATAGCGTTGAGGGTTCTTGGCCATGTAGTAAGAGGGAAAGAGGACTGTGCCAAAGGTGGATTTGGCGTGGCGTGGCGGCATTGTGATCAGGAGGTTGTCTACGCCAAGTGTGCCGCGCTCTAGCTTGTCTAGGGCGTCGATGAGTTCTAGTTGGAAGTCTGCAAGCTCCCAGTCTGGGTACATCAGACGAACAAAACCTTCGAAGCTGTCGGATGCGTCGCGTAGGCGGAGTAGGTATCGGGCGACCTCGCGCTTGCTTGGGCTAGACATTCTTGCGGCGCAGCCGTTGAGACATCAAAACTTCGAACTTGGTCTCTGGATCGCGAATAGAATGCGCCATGACCGTCATAAAATGATCGAAGATCGCAGACTTGCGCTTTTCGGGTGGGACTGTGGAAAGGTCTTGCTGCTGCATCGCATGCGCAAACTCGTAAAGACTTAATTCGGACGGTAAACTGTCCTTCTGGCGGTTCTTAATCTGCATCTTCTACAATCTCCCCTTCAATGGTGTTGATGCCAGACGCAATTGCTTCAAGCTCCTCGCGTGACATCTCCGTTAGGTTCTTAACTTGGTGTTCGTGCTGGACATGTGAGGCGTTTAAGTCTGGGACAACCTTGTTGAGCAGCATTCCAAAGACGCGAGCCTGCGTTGGAGACCATTCCTTGCCGTTCATTACAACTTCGTTGGCTACTGTGATCTGCTCGCCGACAAAACGTGCAATCTGGCCACGTATTTGTGCAGACTGGGCTGGAGTTAGGTTGTGTTTTTCGAGATTTGCTACGGCTGTCTTCATCTTTTTCACTTCTACTGACGTTCTTCTGCACCGCATTGAGCAATAACTGCGGCGATGCTCGTGAAATTTCTTCGTGACGAACTTTTCGCCACAGGTCTTACATACTATCTCGACGCGGTGGTTGTCGTACCTGCTAGACGTTTTCATTTTTTGCTCCGCTTACTTGTTGGGTAGGGGAGGTGACATATAACGCGCGCGACCCGGCGGCGGGATGACCCCCCGCCCCCCGCATGTGTGGAGCGTCTGTGACACGCACAGGCCGCAGAGCGGCCCAACTCGCTGATTTTGAAGGGTTTTTGCTCCCCATGTAGGGGAGTTTTTGGCCTCGTGTGCGCAGACGTTTCACGCGAACTCCCTCCGTGGACACGCACAATGGGGTTAAAAACCCCACAGGTAGTCTTTTCAGCATCTTAGCTCAGAGAGCCGCCGACCATCGTCCCTATACGCACGTGTGTATCCCGAAGGGACTTATGGGGCGAGGTTGGTCACTGCCGATCAGCCTCTCGGCGATTGCGTCCTGCGCAGCGCACGCCGCGTATTCATCCGCGCACAGGAGAACTCACCATGGCAAAACTCGATCTCACAACGCTCGCAACCGCACGTGATCACGCAGCCGCATGGATTTCTACGAAATCCGCGCAGGCGATGAAGGACATCCACGCACAGGTGGTCGCGAAGTCGAAGACTTCCAAGCGCGTGCGTTGGGTCAATCTCGCGAAGGCGATGGCCGAAGGCGACAACTTGCGGGTCAACGCCTACGCCGCGGTTGGCGAAGCCAAAGCGGCAGCGTGGGCAGCGGTCAAGGCCGCGAGCGCACCTGCGAAGGTCGCGAAGCCGAAGGCTGCGAAGGTTGCGAAGCCCACTCGCGCACCTGCCAAGCCGAAGGCTGACGCGACGCCAGACCTCAACGACTTTGCGAAGCAGCTCGCGAGCATGGATGACGTTGCGCAAGCGGCGTTCCTGACCGCGTTCGCCAACGCTCGCAAGTCGTAACCCACCCACACACACCTGCCCAATGCCCTTCACGCTCTCGCGTGGAGGGCTTTTTTTTGGCCTAAAATCAGGAGACATACA